GCGCGGTGTGGTGATCTGGGGCAGCACCCGCTGGACCCAGTTTGGCTACGGCCATAACGCGAACTTGCACTTCCACATGAAGGGCAAGTGGGACGAAACAAAGTTCGATCCCAACGATCCTCGCAATGCGCTGATCGACCCTGATGCGGTCGTGACGGCGTATAAAAATCTCATCACGAAGGGCAAAGACAAATCTGTCAATGTCCATTGTCTTACTGCTTGAAAGGGCGCGACATGACTGAAGAAAACTGGGAAGGCACTTATAACGCCGCAATGGACAGCGTGAACCTGCTGAACAACGGCCAGCCAGAGGGCGACAGCGCCGAAGACTGGGCCGGCACCGTGCAGCGCAACGTCGACCACCTGTCGATCATCGTGGCAAAAGACTGGCCCACAGGCTTTGACCTGAAGCCGTTCAACGACGCCATCGCTGCCAATGCTTAAAGTCCCTGCGTCCGTCGGTGAGGTTTTAGATAAAATCTCGATTTTGCAGATCAAGTCTGAGCGCCTCACCGACGGACGCAAACTGGCCAATGTCCACAAGGAGCTGGCCGAGCTACTTATTGCGGCAGAGCATCATCGCTTCTCTGACATGGAGGCGAGTCTCAAGACCGTGAACGAGGCGCTGTGGGACATTGAGGACCGCATCCGCGTAAAAGAAAAGCTGGGGGAGTTTGACGATGAGTTCGTCCAGCTTGCCCGTGCAGTCTACATCACCAACGACCGGCGCGCCGAGATCAAGCGACAGATCAACGACGCCAGCGGATCGGCTTTGACGGAGGAGAAATCTTATGCCTAAGAACGTGACCGTGGTCGTGAGCGGCGGCTTTGACCCGTTGCACTCTGGGCATGTGGCCTACCTGACGGCAGCCGCGCGGCTGGGCAACAGACTGATCGTTGGGGTTAATTCCGACGCTTGGCTTATCATCAAAAAGAGCCAAGCCTTCATGCCGCTGCAGGAGCGGCTCGCGCTTATTCGTGCGCTCCGCTGCGTGGACGAGGCTGTATCGTTTGATGATACAGACGGCACGGCGGTCAAGCTGATTGAGTCCGTGAAAGCCATGTACCCCAAGGACGCGATTGTTTTTGCCAACGGCGGCGACCGCACAAGCGAGAATATACCTGAGATGGCCGTTGCGGGCGTGTCCTTTGTCTTCGGCGTGGGCGGCACGGACAAGAAGAACTCATCCTCTTGGATACTGCAAGACTGGCGCGCGCCGCGGACCGAGCGGCTGTGGGGCCATTACCGCGTTCTGCATGAAGCGCCCGGTGTCAAGGTCAAAGAACTGGTGGTCGAGCCGGGCATGTCGCTCAGCCTTCAACGGCACGCGGACCGCGCCGAGCACTGGCATGTGGCCGAGGGAAAAGCTGCGGCACGCGTGGGCAACAGCACACACATTTTGGGCGAACATGGCACCGTTGAAATCCCGCAGGGTGCGTGGCACCAGCTTTCCAACCCGACCGACAGCCTATTGCGCCTCATCGAAATCCAGTATGGCGCTCGGTGCGAGGAAGACGATATCGAGCGGGCATCCACGGGGACGCCTGCCGCGCAGCAGCTTGACGCCGAATGCGGGAGATAAAACGTGCTGACCAAACTCCAGTTCCAGCCCGGCATAAACCGCGAGGTCACGCCTTATTCGAATGAGGGAGGCTGGGTTGACGGCGACAAGATCAGGTTTCGCGCAGGGTTTCCTGAAACGATTGGCGGGTGGCAGAAGGCGTCGACCATGCAGTTTGAGGGCGTGTGCCGCGCGCTTATCAACTGGACTACCCTGACAGGAACAAACTTTGTCGGGGTCGGCACGCACTTGAAATACTACATCGAGCGCGGCGGCGGCTTTTTTGACATCACCCCGATTCGTCTTACAACGGCCGCGGGCGACGTGACGTTTGCCGCGACCAACGGTTCGGATGTTCTTGTTGTGTCGGACGTGGACCACGGTGCGCGGCTCAACGACTACGTGACGTTTTCGGGCGCCGCCACGTTGGGCGGGAACGTAGACGAGGTGGTGCTGAACGCTGAGTTTCAAGTCACCGATGTCATCGACGACGACAGTTATGAAATCACGCTGGGCGTGACGGCAAATGCGTCGGACACGGGCAACGGCGGCGCAAGCACTGTCGGCGCATATCAGATAAACACTGGGCTGCCCACTTCGTTTCGGGGCGACGGTTGGGGCGCGGGCCCGTGGAGCGCGGGCGGCTGGGGCGACCCTTCGAACGTCACTGTTTCTGGCGAGAGCTTGCGGCTGTGGTCGCACACGACGTTTGGGGAGGATTTGATCATCAACCCGCGCGGGGGCGGCCTGTACCTTTACGATATTTCGGGCGGCCTGCTTAACCGTGCTGTGAACATCTCGACCCTTGCTGGGGCGAACGAAGTGCCTGTGGCAGCGAACATTGTGCGCCTGTCAGAGCAGGACCGGCATGTGATTGCTTTTGGCTGCACTCCTTTGTTCGGCGGCACGCTTGATCCGCTGCTGATCCGGTTTTCGTCGCAGGAAAACTTCCTTGATTGGTCGCCTACTGCCACCAACACGGCGGGTGATTTGCGCATCAGCTCGGGGAACCAGATTGTTGCAGCGGAACAGACCTCTCAGCAAATGGTGGTGCTGACGGACTTGTCTGCCCACGTCATTCAGTTTGTCGGGCCCCCGTTTACTTTCGGTATTCGGGAGGTTGCCTCGGGGCTGTCTGTGTCAGGGCCGAATTGCGCGGTGTCCGCCAACGACGTCGTGTACTGGATGGGCTTGGGCGAGTTCTACATGTATGACGGGGTCGTGCGGGAGATACCTTGCCCGATCAAAGAATACGTCTTTGACCAGACTTTTGATAAAGAGCGCCGCGACTTGGTGTTCGCGGGCCACAACGCGTCTTTTTCGGAAATCTGGTGGTTCTACCCTTGCACGACATCTGGGGACTGCACCCGATATGCCGTCTACAACTATGCTCTCCAGATTTGGTATTATGGCACGCTGCCGCGCACAGCATGGATTGACCGCGGCACGTCGCTGACGCCTATCGCGGCGGGCCGAGACGGGATTTTGTATCGCCACGAGTCTGGCCTCAACGACGGGTCGACCAACCCGCCGACCGCGCTGAACGCTTTTGTGCAATCCACGCCGATTGATTTGGGGGACGGGGAGCAGTTCATGTTTGTCAGCCGCCTGATCCCTGATCTGACGTTCCGGAGCAGCAGCAACAGCCCGTTGGCAACGATTACTTTGACGGCGCAAAACTTCCCTGGCGGGGCGTTTTTTGGAGACCAGCCAAGCCCTGTGGCGCGCAGCGTTCCGGTCCCTGTGGAGCAGTTTACGCAACAGACTTTTGTGCGGCTGCGGGGCAGGGCCGTAGCTTTGAAAATTGCATCCAACAAGGTCGATACCGCGTGGCGGCTGGGATCGCCTCGAATTGACGCGCGCACTGATGGTCGGAGGTAGGCCGTGAGTCGCAGTGTCCCTATTCCGTTTTTCCCGAGCCCGCCCGCGGAATACAATCAGGCGTACTTCTCGCAGATGGTGCGGAACTTCGCGGTGTTCGCGCAGCAAAGTCAAGTGCCCGGACCGGATCGCGTGACGTCTCTGACAGTGACCCAAGAAACAGGCAACGTCGACACGGGCATCCTGTCGTACAACATCGCCGAAGACACGATTAACCTGCAGCACTTGAACAACGTGGTGCAGCAGATAGGCTTCGAGACCTACATGCGAGTCTCCAACGACACCGGTGTGACGATACCCAACGGGTCTGTTGTTGGTTTTGCGGGCGTCGGTGGCGAGATCAAGATTGCACCCTACATTGCCGACAATAGCATTTCAGAGCTGTTCTTTGTCGGCGTTACGACGTTTGAAATGGTGGACGGCGCTACGGGACCGGTCACCGTGTACGGCAAGGTGCGCGGCCTCGATACCACGGGCACGGCGGTGGGCGAAACATGGGTAGCAGGGGATATCCTATACGCATCGCCGGACACGGCGGGGGCCTTCACCAAGGCGCGACCAACGGCACCTAACGTGGTTATAGCGGTTGCAGCAGTCCTGACGGTAGATGCTACAGTCGGCGAGATCATGGTCCGGCCGGTCGTCCCAATGGGGCTGGACTACGGGAGCTTCGACGCGACGACGGATCAGACGCTCGCGGCAACCAATACGGCCACGGCCATAACGCTCAACAACACGCTGTCCTCAAACGGCGTAACGCGCGGCACGCCAACGTCGCGCCTAGTTGTGGCACAGGCGGGCTTTTACAGCATAGCTGCTGAGCTGCAGCTTACGTCGGGAAGTGATAGCGACAAGGATGTCTATTTCTGGCTTCGCAAGAACGGCGCGAACGTCGCTGAGAGCACCCGCGCAATCACGGTCAGCGTCAACGGGGCCTTTACGCCTATTGCGCTGAATTACACGATCTCGTTACAGGTGGGGGATTACGTCGAGCTTTACTGGGCTGCGGACAGCACGAACGTCACCTTGGATGCGATTGCAGCATCAGCCTTTGCCCCTGCCGCACCATCGGTGCTTGTTGCAGTCTCTCAGCTTCAATTATAGCCTTTCGTTGCACCGTATTAGAACATCTGATATGGTGGGCGCAGCACGTCGCGGATATTGGCGCAGAGGCTCGCAGCGCCTCTATAAAAACCACTGTGCCACACAAGTTTGCAGAGGACGCCTGTCATGGACGCCGCCAACGGAATGAGCATACCCGAAGGGGGACTTGCTTCTTTTTTGACATCAAACATTGACGAAATGGATGACAGCCGTTTGGCTTTCGGGTCGCAGTCCGGCATCAACTCGATGCGGGACACGGCGGAGCGCATGGCGCAAATGGGGCGCGGCGGCGACAACTTCGTGGTCCACGCTTCAGAGCGCGAGATGATGGTGCCGCGGGAGGTTGTGGAAAACAATCCTGAACTGCGGGCCGCGATCATGCGTGGGATTGCTGCGGAAGGTGCTGACCCAAACGCGTATATCGTGGGGTCGGACGCGAACTCGATCAACCCGTTTACCGGCCAGCGCGAGTTCTTCTTTAAGAAAATTGCGCGGGCCGTGAAGAAGATCGTGAAAGGCGTTGTAAACGTCATAAAGAAAGTGGCGCCTATCGTCCTGCCGATCATCGGATCAATGATATTAGGGCCGATTGTTGGTTCAGCGTTGGGGTCCGCAGCGGCAACAGCGATCAACGGCGGTTCAGCAAAAGATATTCTCAAGTCTGCGGCTACGGCGGTATTTCAGGCGGTGTTTTTGCGGGGGCCTCGGGCGCCATCCAAGGTGTGCAGTCAGGCATTGGCGCGTTCCAGGGCGCGAAAGCCGCGCTTGGCGCGGCAATCTCTCCAAGCAATGTGTTCGGCAGCCTCGGTTCGCGGATCGCGGAACGCGGCATCTTCAGCGCGTATCAGGGCCCAGACTTTGCAGCTTTGGCGGCAGAGCGCGGTGTCAGTGGCGAAGCGCCGTTCATGGACCGCTTGATGGGTCGTGCGCCACAGGCGCCTGCAACGCCTGCAACGCCCGCCGCGCCTGGTTCTGGCGCGCAGCCGTCTGTGCTGGACCGCTTGATGGGTCGGGGCGACGCGCCGTTGTCCGGCGAAGCCCGCATAGCAGAGTTCGAACGCCTGCGGTCGGCGTATCCAAACGCGCCACAATCTGTGATCGAAAGTGCAATGGCGTCTGGGCAGCCCGCGCGGTCTCTTCTGTCCCGCTTCGGCCTGCCCATTGCGGGCGGCTTGGCGCTTGGTGCGGCCACGGGCATGTTTGACGTCCCTGAAACAGAGTTCGCCAGTGTCCCAGGATTTGACCCCGAGGATACAGGCGAGCGCCGCTTTGAGGAAAACCCAGAGCAGTTTATGATTCAGCCTATGGAGTCCCCGCCGTTGGATTATGCGCAGATCGTGGTCCCCTCGCCGATGCAGCCTGGGATCCCAGGACAGGTTGATTACTCTCAAATCATTGGAGCCCCGCCAGCAGGGGCGCCAACTCTGATGTCGAATTACAATGTGCCCCAGTTCCAACAGCCTGACGCTCTTCCGTCGATGCAAAATATGATGGCGCAGGGATCGTTGCCGCAAGCGAACAACCAAAACTTCGGCTTTGACCGGTTTGGGAATCCAATACAGTCTGTCTACGGGGCCCAGCCGATGCAGTTTGCGGCGCAAGGCGGCGAAATGCAGACCTTCCCTCGCAGGATGGGCGCTATCTCGGGCCCCGGCACGGGGACATCCGACGACATCCCAGCCATGCTGTCTGACGGCGAATTTGTAATGACCGCCCGCGCTGTCCGCGGCGCGGGGAACGGCAACCGCGGGCAAGGGGTAAAGCGCATGTATGACATGATGCGAAATTTTGAGGGCGGAGGGGCCGTAGCATGAGCGACTCTACCGTAACCCAGATTACCCGCCTTGATCCACGGCTCGAGGCGCAGCGCCTGGGGATGCTGGAAAGCGTGAAAGCGCAGATTGACCGGGATCGGGCAGCGAACACGCGGCCTCCTGATTATCAAATCGCGGGCCTCGGCCCGAACGGTCAGTTGATGAGTCAGGCCGAAATGGCCGCATTGCAGCAGGCGCAGCAAGGTGTCGGGCAGTTCGCCCCTTTCTTGCAAGGCGGCTTGAATGTTTTGGGTCAGGGCCAGCAGGTTGCCGGCATGGGCATCCCCGGTCTGCTGCATGCGCTGCAAACCACAGGAGCGGCGCAGCCAATGCTGTGGCAAGCGCAGCAGCTGGCCGACCAAACGCGTAATTCCCCTTTCCAAGAGCAGGCCGCGGCCCGCGCAGGGCTGGGCCAGGCCACGCAGCTTGGCACAGGCACTGGGTTTCAGGGTCTGAACACAATGATGGGCGGCGTTGGCTTGGGCCAGCAAGCGGCTTTCGGCGGCGCGCAGGCTCTTGGCGGTCTCGCTGGGCAGGTTGGCGGACAAGTGGGGGCGGCGCAAGCGGGGTCAGACTTTGCCTCTGCGCAAGCACGGCAACAGGCTGCTTTGACACAGCAGGGCTTGATGGGCACGGGCATGATGGGCCAGCAGGCCGCGCTTGGTGGCGCGCAGGCCCTCGGAAACTTGGCGGGGCAAGTCGGAGGCCAAGTCAGCGCGGCGCAGCAGGGCTTGATGGGTGCCGGCACGATGGGCCAGCAAGCCGGTTTTGGTGGCGCGCAGGCCCTCGGAAACTTGGCGGGGCAAGTCGGAGGCCAAGTCAGCGCGGCGCAGCAGGGCTTGATGGGTGCCGGCACGATGGGCCAGCAAGCCGGTTTTGGCGGCGCGCAGGCCCTCGGAAACTTGGCGGGGCAAGTCGGAGGCCAAGTCAGCGCGGCGCAGCAGGGCTTGATGGGTGCCGGCACGATGGGCCAGCAAGCCGGTTTTGGCGGCGCGCAGGCCCTCGGAAACTTGGCGGGGCAAGTCGGAGGCCAAGTCAGCGCGGCGCAGCAAGGCTTGAGGGGTGCCGGCACGATGGGCCAGCAAGCCGGTTTTGGCGGCGCGCAGGCCCTCGGAAACTTGGCGGGGCAAGTCGGAGGCCAAGTCAGCGCGGCGCAGCAAGGCTTGATGGGTGCCGGCACGATGGGCCAGCAAGCCGGTTTTGGTGGCGCGCAGGCCCTCGGAAACTTGGCGGGGCAAGTCGGAGGCCAAGTCAGCGCGGCGCAGCAAGGCTTGAGGGGTGCCGGCACGATGGGCCAGCAAGCCGGTTTTGGTGGCGCGCAGGCCCTCGGAAACTTGGCGGGGCAAGTCGGCGGCCAAGTCAGCGCGGCGCAGCAAGGCTTGATGGGTGCCGGCACGATGGGCCAGCAAGCCGGTTTTGGTGGCGCGCAGGCCCTCGGAAACTTGGCGGGGCAAGTCGGCGGCCAAGTCAGCGCGGCGCAGCAAGGCTTGATGGGTGCCGGCACGATGGGCCAGCAAGCCGGTTTTGGTGGCGCGCAGGCCCTCGGAAACTTGGCGGGGCAAGTCGGCGGCCAAGTCAGCGCGGCGCAGCAAGGCTTGATGGGTGCCGGCACGATGGGCCAGCAAGCCGGTTTTGGTGGCGCGCAGGCCCTCGGAAACTTGGCGGGGCAAGTCGGCGGCCAAGTCAGCGCGGCGCAGCAAGGCTTGAGGGGTGCCGGCACGATGGGCCAGCAAGCCGGTTTTGGTGGCGCGCAGGCCCTCGGAAACTTGGCGGGGCAAGTCGGCGGCCAAGTCAGCGCGGCGCAGCAAGGCTTGAGGGGTGCCGGCACGATGGGCCAGCAAGCCGGTTTTGGCGGCGCGCAGGCCCTCGGAAACTTGGCGGGGCAAGTCGGAGGCCAAGTCAGCGCGGCGCAGCAAGGCTTGATGGGTGCTGGCACGATGGGCCAGCAAGCCGGTTTTGGCGGCGCGCAGGCCCTCGGAAACTTGGCGGGGCAAGTCGGAGGCCAAGTCAGCGCGGCGCAGCAAGGCTTGATGGGTGCTGGCACGATGGGCCAGCAAGCCGGTTTTGGCGGCGCGCAGGCCCTCGGAAACTTGGCGGGGCAAGTCGGCGGCCAAGTCAGCGCGGCGCAGCAAGGCTTGATGGGTGCTGGCACGATGGGCCAGCAAGCCGGTTTTGGCGGCGCGCAGGCCCTCGGAAACTTGGCGGGGCAAGTCGGAGGCCAAGTCAGCGCGGCGCAGCAAGGCTTGATGGGTGCTGGCACGATGGGCCAGCAAGCCGGTTTTGGCGGCGCGCAGGCCCTCGGAAACTTGGCGGGGCAAGTCGGCGGCCAAGTCAGCGCGGCGCAGCAAGGCTTGAGGGGTGCTGGCACGATGGGCCAGCAAGCCGGTTTTGGCGGCGCGCAGGCCCTCGGAAACTTGGCGGGGCAAGTCGGTGGCCAAGTCAGCGCGGCGCAGCAAGGCTTGATGGGTGCTGGCACGATGGGCCAGCAAGCCGGTTTTGGCGGCGCGCAGGCCCTCGGAAACTTGGCGGGGCAAGTCGGAGGCCAAGTCGGGTTTGGCCAAGCTGGAGCGGACATCGCCGCGCAGCGCGCGCGTCAGTCCACTTCTGCAGCGCAGCAAGCGCTTATGGGCGCAGGCGGGTTTGGTCAGCAGGCCGCGCAAGCGGGCATCGGCACGTTGATGGGATCGGCCCAAGGCTTTGATCCAAGCCAGATTTCACCGTTTATGAGCGGTTTCGAAGACGCGGCAGTCCAGCAAGCGTTGGGGGATATTCGTCGCCAAGGGGATATCGCGGGCACAGGGCTGCGGGCCCAAGCCGTCGGCGCAGGTGCCTTTGGCGGGTCTCGTCAGGCCGTGGCCGAACAAGAACTGCAGCGCAATGTTTTGGACCAGCAGGCGCGGACCGCGGCCCAAATGCGGGCAGGCGGGTTTGAGTCTGCCGCGCAGCGTGCGCAAGCGGCGTTTGAACAGCAGCAAGGGCGCCAGCAGCAAGCGGCGGGTCTTCTGGGCCAGCTAGGGCAGGCGGGCGCGGGCACAGCATTGCAGGCCGCCAGCCAAGCGGGCCAGCTCGGTCTTTCTGCAGAACAGCTCGCCCAATCGAGCGCTTTGCAGGGAAGTCAACTCGGTCTTTCTGGCATCAGCCAAGCGGGCCAGTTGCAGCAGGCAGGCGCACAGCTTGGATTGTCTGGGGCACAGCAGCAGCAGCAAGCAGCAGCGCAAGCAGGTCAACTCGGTCTTTCTGGCATCAGCCAAGCGGGCCAGTTGCAGCAGGCAGGCGCACAGCTTGGATTGTCTGGGGCACAGCAGCAGCAGCAAGCAGCAGCGCAAGCAGGTCAACTCGGTCTTTCTGGCATCAGCCAAGCGGGCCAGTTGCAGCAGGCAGGCGCACAGCTTGGATTGTCTGGGGCACAGCAGCAGCAGCAAGCAGCAGCGCAAGCAGGTCAACTCGGTCTTTCTGGCATCAGCCAAGCGGGCCAGTTGCAGCAGGCAGGCGCACAGCTTGGATTGTCTGGGGCACAGCAGCAGCAGCAAGCAGCAGCGCAAGCAGGTCAACTCGGTCTTTCTGGCATCAGCCAAGCGGGCCAGTTGCAGCAGGCAGGCGCACAACTCGGGCTGTCCGCAGCTCAGCAGCAGCAGCAAGCAGCAGCGCAAGCAGGTCAGCTCGGTCTTTCTGGCATCAGCCAAGCGGGCCAGTTGCAGCAGGCAGGCGCACAACTTGGATTGTCTGGGGCACAGCAGCAGCAGCAAGCAGCAGCGCAAGCAGGTCAGCTCGGTCTTTCTGGCATCAGCCAAGCGGGCCAGTTGCAGCAGGCAGGCGCACAACTTGGATTGTCTGGGGCACAGCAGCAGCAGCAAGCAGCAGCGCAAGCAGGTCAGCTCGGTCTTTCTGGCATCAGCCAAGCGGGCCAGTTGCAGCAGGCAGGCGCACAACTCGGGCTGTCCGCAGCTCAGCAGCAGCAGCAAGCAGCAGCGCAAGCAGGTCAGCTCGGTCTTTCTGGCATCAGCCAAGCGGGCCAGTTGCAGCAGGCAGGCGCACAGCTTGGATTGTCTGGGGCACAGCAGCAGGCGGCAGCGTTGCAGGCGGCAGGGCAAGTGGGCCTTTCCGCGGAACAGCTGGCGCAATATGGCGCTTTCCAAGGCGGTCAGTTGGGCCTGTCAGGTATTGGCCAAGCGGGCCAGTTGCAGCAAGCGGGCGCACAACTCGGGCTGTCCGGCGCGCAGCAGCAGATCGGCGCGGGCACCGCGATGGGCCAGCTCGGTATCGGGCTCGGTCAGTTGGGTCAGTCCGGCGCGCAAGCGCAGGGCCAGTTGGGCTTGCAGTTCGGTCAGCTCGGCCAACGCGACGTGGAGCTGCAAGCCGCTTTGGCGCGGCAGCAAGCAGAATTGGGTCAAGGGATTGGGGGCTTGGCAAGCCAATTCGGCCAGCTCGGCGGCCAACTCGGCCAGCTCGGCGGCCAACAGGCGGCAATGGGCGGTCTCGCCACCGAATTGCGCGGCATGGATATCGACCAGCTCATGCGGTCCAGTGCCATGCAGCGCGGCCTAGAGCAATCCGTTCTGGATGCACGGCGCATGTCGGACACTGCGCGTCAGGCGCAGCCGTATCAGCAGCTCGGGTTCTACTCTGACGTGCTTGCGGGCGTCCCCTCCGGGCAATCGGTGATGACGC